TCGTCGGCAGCGTCAGATGTGTATAAGAGACAGTGGTGGAAGGCATGCCAGGCATGCGCAGACGAACTCAACAACCAAGAAACCAGCAAGGAGAAGCAATGAGCAACTACCACCAAAGCAACGAAATCAAGCTCATCAACCCGAGCCTGATCGACCCACACCCCGACAATCCACGCAAAAACATCGGCGACGTGACCGACCTCGCGGCCAGCATCAAAGCCAACGGCCTGCTCTCGCCGCTCTCCGTCGTACCCAACGGCGAGCGCTATCGTGTCATCGCCGGCCATCGTCGTCTCGCCGCATGCAAGCAGGCCGGCATCGGAGCCGTGCCGTGTTTCGTGCTTGACTTAGACCCGTTGCAGCAGTTGGAGGCCATGGTCACCGAGAACTGCCAGCGCGAACAGCTCACCGTCCTCGAGGAGGCCGACGCTATCCAGGGCATGCTCGACCTCGGAGCCACCACCGCCGCCGTCGCGCACAGGCTCGGCCGAAGTGCCGACTATGTGCGTGACAGAGCGAAAGCGGCGAGCATCAAGGCGGATGTCAGGAAGACACGCGACGACTTCGACCAGCTCACCATCGGCCAACTCATGGCCATCGCACGATACGACGGCCAGCCGGACCGTCAGGAACGCCTCGCGCACGCCGCGGGGACCTCGAACTTCGACTACATCCTCCACAACATCGAAGTGGAAGATCGCCGGAGCCAGTGGTTCGCCGATGTCTCCGCGCTCCTCGCCACCGGCACCACCGGTCTCAACGTCATCGAGGATCCCGGAGAGACCTTCTCGGATTCCGAATGGCATTACTCCGGCGCCATCTTCCCCGCCGCGGGCACTCCGGAAGAAACCATCGAAGAGCTCCGCAAGCAGAATCCAGACGCGGTCTCCGTCCGTGAAGCGACGCAGACGATATACCTCTGGGATCGTCGTGATGCGGCCGCCGAAGCCGAAAAGGAAGCCCAGCGAGCCGCCGAACAGGCCGAACGCGACGCCCGACAGCACGTGCTCGAGGAATACGCCGCCACGACGGCTGACAAGCGCATGGCATGGCTCCACGGCCATCTCCATGCCATCAAGCGCGCCAAGCTCATCGAGACCACGGCAAGGCTCGGACTCCTGCAGACAATTGACCCGGACCCGACCGGCTTCACCAAAGACCTATACACCTGGAACGACGCCGCATGCGCCCGGGAACAGTTCGCCGCCATCGCCGGCATCAAACCGGAACAGGCGCTCGCGGAACTCCACACGCACCTCGACTCACCGGACTGGCCGACATACGCGGTCATGATCCTCACCGCCAGAATCGAATGGTTCATCAGCCCAAATGACTGGGACTGGAGTGGCGACGACAACGTCAGCCGCCGCATCCCCGGCTATTACCTGATCCTCCAAGACCTCGGCTATGAGCCATCCGACGACGAGACCGAACACCTCGACCAGCTTGTTGCCGCCATCACGGAAGAAGACGAGGAGGAAGACGAATGACCAAGGAACAGATCAACAGACTCGCCCAACTCATCACCGACACCGCGGAAACCGCGGCGAACATCGAACTCCAGGCGCTCGCCGGCGGCAAGGCCGATAACGGCATCGCCGCGATGGCCTCCGGACTAAGAACGAACTGCACTTCATGTCTGGTGCTGGTCAACGGCCTGATGCAGGAAGGAGCGCGTTGTGAGTGAGTTCGAGGACTCGAAGCGCATCGCTTTGGAACGCCAGGGCTGGCATTGCCTGCGCTGCGGGGCGAACATCCACGATCCGTCACGATGGCCCGGACGAAGCGGCCATCACCGTCAACTGCGTCGCGCGGCGAATCCGGATGTGCGGCATAGTCCCGTCAACATCATCGAGCTGTGCGGCTCGGGGACGACCGGCTGCCATGGGTGGGTCCACCAGCATGTGGCTGAGGCCGAACGGCTTGGACTGATCGTCCCGCTCGGCATAGATCCTCTCTCCACCCCAGTGCGCGACTGGCAGGGGAGATGGCTCTGGCTCAACCAGGACGGCACGGCCACGCCATTGACCATGCGCGAAACATTGACAATTCAAACGGAAGGAATGACAAATGCACGAGAATAACGGCAAACCGGAGGCGCTGCTGTGGATCGACTTTGAGACCACAGGCGTGGACAGGCGCAAAAGCCTGCCATTGGAGATCGGTATGGAATGTACCGACATGCTGGGCGAACAAAAGTTCGGATCATTGTCCCGCATCATCCGCCCGGACAGACTCGACCTCCTGTCCATGAGCCCCGTCGCCTTCTCCATGCACACCGACAACGGCCTGCTGTTCGAACTCATGGGAGGCTCCGTGCGCAATGACAGCATGGTCGTCGTGGCCAACGCCGTGGAGGAATTCCTTGACTCGCTCTCCCAGCGCTTCTCCCTCGTCCCCGCGGGGACCAACGTGGACTTCGACCTTGACTTCCTCCGCCGACTCAACCTCAACCCTGACGCGTGGCTCACCTACCGCAAATACGACATGGCCACCATCCGCCGACTCGTCACCGTGCTCGGCGCCCCGGATCCATACCAGGGCGACAGCGGCCCGCACCGGGTGAAATCCTGCATCGCACGCGACATCAAAGACTACAAGGCCATGCTCGAGACACTCGCCGTCAAGACGGGAGACCACAAGTGAGAAAGACCATCAGCCACCTCGCCGACCGGCTCGGAGACGCCATGGCCACGCTGTTCACCCTCCTCGCGCTGCTGCTCATCCCGCACGCCGTCATCAGGGCGATCATCGGACAGGCGCTCCACCAGTGGACACCAATCACGTGGCTCGCCATCCACACCGCACTGACCATCGCGGCGCTCGCCACCAGCCTCGCCAGCTACGCGATCGCCGCACTGCTCGCACCGCCAAGACCGGAGACCTACCAATGACCGAAGACCAGCAAGACCAGCTCGTCATCAGCCTCGACACGCAATACGCCGTCGCGCACGCCATCTACAACCGATTCCACGCCAACGGCCACCGCAAACACCTCACGTGGGAAAACCTCGACGACGACGGCCGCGAACCATGGCGCCTGATAGCCAAGGACGCGATCACCGAGATGCTGGCCAGCCCGGAGATCGGAGGAACGGCATGAGCCACACCGCGATAATTCGCCTTCCTGATCGGCTGGATGGGTGGCCGGGAATGAGCATCATCGTCCCATTGCACAAGTGGCGGTCGGCCGACCCGGTCATCCTGATCGGCCGCCGCTGCATCGCCCGCACCGACCAGGACGTCATCATCGACGGACGGCTCGAACTCATCCGGCATCCGGACGGCACCGCCAGCCTCCGCTTCCAGGGCATCGGAAACGACATCATCGACCACGATCCGAACACATGTTCCAACAGCATGAGCGACGGCATCAGAAGCCTCGCCATCTACGGAAAGGAATGAAATGCACCACACAGACACCGTCAGAATCGCCACCAACCCACGCAAATGGCGCAGACCTGCACCCTGCCCGGCATGCCGCAAGTCCCGGCCGCTCATCCTGACCCTCGGCACTATCTACAACCTCCGAACCCGCAAACCGGTCAGCACCATCTACGGCTGCATCTGCCCCAACTGCCGGCACAAATGCATCCTCCACATCGACGGCAAAAACCCCAAAAAAGCCATCCGCCTCTGGAACCACCACGCCAGCCACCATCAAAGGAACGAACAATGAGAAACACCATCTGCGCCACACTTACCGCCATCACCCTCACCCTCTGCACCGCGCTCGCAGGATGCGGAAGCGCGTCGGAGCCTTCCACGCCAGCGCATGCGGTCAGGTCCGTCGACTCGCAGTGCTCCGCCGGGGCCGACGTATTCACGGAATGCGTCGTCACCCTGACCGACACGAGGCAAGTGGACTGCATCGTCTACTCGACGAACGGCAAGCAGGCCGGCCTGTCCTGCGACTGGAGCCATGTGAGCGGTGCAGACAAGGAGCCACAGTGAAAATCTGGTCGCAATGCGGCGCCGTATGCATCGCTCCGGAAGACGACGAGGAACGGCAGGCGTGCGAAATCGCCGTCAACGCCCTGCTCAGATGGTCGGCGGAACACGACAAGGAAAAGGAACAGCAATGAGAAACAGCGACGCAGACATCGCCATCGACGTGCTCAACAAACTCATCGCCAATGAATACGAGGCGGCGAGCGCCGGACAGCGTTATGGCAATAGACCCCTTGAGGAAAGTGCATCGATTCGATACCACGCCTATCTCAATGCCAGGGACAAGATTCGGGAGGCGCTCGCCGATGCCATGGATGAGCGGGACGCGCTGAACCCGTTTCTGCCTCAGCGTGATGAGTTGGTCACGCAGGATATGCACACGTGCGATTTGTGTGGCAGGCGGGTGTCCAGTCCGGTCTATGCCGTGCATCTTGCCTATATGGATCAGGCGAAGACCGCTTCGGAGGTGTGTGCCGGCTGCATGTGGCGGATGAAGTTCCAGCCGGTGAGGGCCATTTCGTTGGACATGTACCGGCTGTTCGAAAGGTGGCTTGACGAGCAGAAGGAGACGGAGCAGTGAGTTGGAAATTTAAGGTAGTGCCGCTCACATACACGACCGACAGGGACGCATGGACGCTCACGCTGAACAACGCCGGAACGCTCGAAAGCCTGCTTTCCGAGGGGTGGAGTGTGGTGCGGACCGACGTGCTGCCTGGACTCAATTGGAAAGGCGAGTACAAGGTACCGCCGAACACATGCTTCGAACCGTCACTGCCGCCGACGCTCGTCTACATCCTCGGTAAGGAGGCGGAATGATGCACGGCATCAGTCGTAACAAACGGCGCTCGCCGCATGCGTGCCGTAGCGCGGTCGGGATATTCATTTGCGCGAGCAATGGCATAGGTCCGGCGCAATGCGAGGACAGCCTGCGCAGGATAGAGCATTGCGTCATCTGCGGCAGGTGGTGGAAGCTATACGCCGCGTCCTCACATCTGACCATCTGGACCGAACTGCCCGAATGGGTGGTGTGGCTGCTGCGACACAAGACCTGGAAGACCATGCACAATCAAAAGAGGAAGGAAACGAAATGAGTGAGGAAACACTAGACCCGCCACTGCCGCCGATCGACGCGCGCACCGAAGCCGTAGCCGAACGCCTGTTCGGACTCAAATGGGCGCTCCGCAAGGACTCCACCGAAATCATCCACGAGGAATGGCGGAACGCATCCGAATGGATCCACGACGGATACCTGCGCCAAGCCATCGAAGTGCTCGCCACCGCCGACCAAGCGCAACCCGCGAGCGCCAACGGATCCGATTATGAGGAGCGGATGCGCGTCGAATACCGTGAGTTGACCGCTCGTGCCGGCAGGCTCAGGGACATGCTGCAGCGGTATGCGGATGGCACGCTTGACTTCGAGCCTACCTGCCCGATCACTCTGTTGAGCAGGCAGCTCGACGTCATGGACGCATACGCCAATCTGCTCCGCCATAGAGCCAAGATCGAACACGTCAACCTTGAAAAACAGGACTCCGCCACCGAATAAACAAAGAACCCGACCTTCCGGCCGGGCTCTGGCATTACCACAAACCAGACTACCACGCCGGAGGGAATCGAACAAATGTACGAACCGACCAACGAATCCCAACCAACCACCACCAACACCACAACAAACACCACAACAAACACCAGCCAAACAACACCAGCGCTCGCCGGCGTGTGCCTCGTCTGCGGCGGAGAATGCGCTGTCGGCGACACCATGTGCACGAGATGCGATGGGCTGATGCGCGGCTGGCTGCGGGAATATCCATCATGGTTGGATTCGCTACATGAGTTCCTGGACTCGACCGCGCACTACGGAGGCCACCAGCCTGGACGCGTCAACCTTCCAGCCGCGCCGACGCCAATCCGATTGCCGGTGCTCGACCACATGCAGGCCATCGAGGATGCCGCAATCGCACTCTGGCGCCGGTTGTACGCTCCGCCCGCCATGCCTTGGGCGACCTATGGCATGCATCCGCCGCTGGTGGACATGCTGCGTACCTGCGCCGGCAGTCCTCGACTGCGCCGCCTGCCTGACATCGCCGACTTCTACCATGAGTGGGAGTCGATGGTTCGAAAGACGCTGGACATCATCGACGTGCCGCCTGCGAAACATGGCATCGGAAGATGCCCGAACCCGCTGTGCGGAGTCGAATTGACAGCGGCGGTCGGCGCGGTAAGCGTTGCATGTCCCGTGTGCGGCAACACTTATCGTGTGGTCGACGTGCGATCGGGGTTCCTGCGGGAGTGCATCGAATCGGGCAGGGCGTTCACGGCGGGGGAGTGCGCGGAACTGCTGCGCGAATGCGGATTCCAGTGCAACACGAACACGATTCGCTCATGGCGCAAGCGCGGCAGGCTCCAACCGGTTGGCGAAAACGTGAAGGGGCAGCCGTTGTACAGGCTTTCCGACGTGCATGGACAGGTCGTGCGACGCGACTCGATTTGACAAAATCGAAAGTGCAACGCACAATTGTCAGTGGATTAGAGGGTTCAAACCGAAGACATGCGGTTTGAACCCTTTTCATATCCACCTTGGATTCTCCTAACTCCTTGGGTTGCGTAACACCGTCCTGTCCGAACGGCATATCGGACACGCTCCGCCCACTCCCGTCAGAGTGGACATACCCCAATGTGGCAGGCAAGCCAATCCCGTGCTTCCGTGATGCGGTGATGCTCAAATCCGCCTGCCGGTATGCCTTCGTAGGAATCAGTGGTAGATCGTACCGGCCGCGAGTCTTTATTGGATTCTCTTCCTTGTGGCCGCGTGTGGACGCGGGTTCGAATCCCGCCGAAGGCACCCATGAAACAAACCCGGGGTAGGGGTATTCGCAGATGATGGGGAGCCCCTACAAGACACGGGAGTGTCCATATACGGGAGCCCCTATACCGGCATTCCAGCAAGCCAACGGCGAAGATAGTCGTCGGCAAATCCACGGCACCCCGGGGCTCATGCATGTGGGGAGGCCACATGAGCAAGCGGCGCAACGAGCGTGTCAGCAACGGCTGGCGGCGCAGACAGCTCAGGGCAAGAGTGCTGGCCGCATACGACGTGTGCGCCATCTGCGGCAAGCCAGTCGACAAGACATTGAAGACACCACATCCGATGAGCGCCGAAGTCGACGAACTCATACCGGTCTCACGTGGCGGCGATCCGTACAGCTTCACTAACTGCAGGCTCACGCACCGCATCTGCAACAGGATGAAGAGCGACAAGACAGACGAACACGCACGAGCGCTGCTGGCCGGCAAGCAGACCATCAAACCAAGCTTGATGCCGTTCAAAACGTTCGGCATCTGACCCGATACCAGGGCAGGGTACCCGGTCATACCCCCTTGGGGTAGCCTCGGGTGCAGTGCCGATATCCCTCCCGGAATACAAACGTCGGAAACAGGGGAAACAACGAAAGGTCGGAAAGCGAGGGAAGCGCCGATGAAGTGCGAACTCTGCGGCAAGGAATTCCAACCGTCCGGCCACGGGCGGCCGCAACGCTACTGCTCCAAATCCTGCCGCCAGAAAGCCGCCTATCGTCGGAAAAAGAACCGGGCTACGCAAACGGAAGCGGATAGGCCCGTATCCAAGCCGACGAAAACGAAACGGAAGCCTGAACCGGAACTCGACAAACAGAACTTCGAACGGATGATGGACGGCTCCCACGAGGACACGCTCCGCGAAATCGTCGGCAGACTGCGCGAGGCTCTGCATGACCCGTCCACGCCGGCCAACGCGTTGCCGTCGATCAGCAGCAAGCTCGCCGAATTCGACGAACGGATGCGCATGGCCGAGGAATCCGGCAGCCTGTTCGATGTGAACGATGACGTGACGGAGGTGGCGGAGGATGTCGGAGCGTCGATTGTCTGAGATCGCCCAACGGCTCGTGAAGCCGGAAGACGTCACGTCAAGCGATTTCAAACTGATCAACAATGTGGCGGTCAAGGCCGGAATCCACTACGACCTCTGGCAGAAAGGTTTCCTATACCTCCTGTTCGCCAAACGCGCCGACGGCAAGTACGCATGCGGATCCGGAGGAGCGGTCCTGTCCAGCTGCAGGCAGATCGGCAAGACGTTCACGGTCGGCACGGCGATATTCATCCTGTGCGCCGGACGTGCCGGAACACTGGTCATCTGGACCGCGCACCACACGCGCACCTCCGACGAGACGTTCGCCGACATGTGCGACCTGACGCATAATCCGAAACTGTCCAGGTACGTGCGGAACGTGCGTCGAGCGAACGGCCAGCAGGAGATCCGTTTCACCAATGGGAGCCGCATCATGTTCGGCGCGCGTGAGAACGGTTTCGGCCGTGGCCTGCATTCGGCGGACATCGAGGTGTTCGACGAGGCTCAGATACTCACCATCAAGGCGTTGGACAATCTGATTCCGATCGTGAACACGAGCCCGAACCCGTTGATCGTGTTCATGGGCAACCCGCCGAAGCCGGGAGACCAGTGCGAGGCGTTCGAGGAGAAACGTTCGACCGCGTTGGCGGGCAATTCGGACGACATGCTCTACGTGGAGCTCGGGGCAGACCGCGACTGCGATCTGGACGACCGGACCGCGTGGGCGAAAGCGAACCCGTCTTATCCTCGCCGCACCAGCGAACAGGCGATATTGCGCATGCGCAATCTCCTCGCCGAGGATTCGTTCCGCCGTGAGGCACTCGGCATCTGGGACGAGACCGCCACCGCGTACGCCATCAGCCCCGACCTGTGGAAGGCCGCCGAAACCGACGACGTGCCCGACGGCGGCACGGTGAGCTTCGGCATCGACATGCCGCCCGACAGGAGCGTGCTGACCATCGGCGCCGCATTGCGGTACGAGGACGGGTCGGCCGTCATCCAGATGGCGAACATCAAGGACGCGCGGCAGGCTGGCACCATGTGGGCCGTGGACTGGCTCGCCGAACGTTGGCCGAAGACCGCCAGCGTGGTCATCGACGCGCAGTCCCCGGCAATGAGCCTGCTGCCCGAACTGAAGGCCGCGCACGTGAAGGTCACCGTGACGAACATGCAGGAGATGGGCCGCGCATGCGGCCGATTCCTCGACATGCTCAAAGCCGGAACGCTCAAGCACCCGCCGGACGAATACCAGCCGCAGCTGGCCGCAGCCGTCAAGGGCGCGACCACGCGTCCATTGGGACAGTCCGGCGCGATCGCATGGAACAAGCTCGGCAGTGACATTGACATAACCCCGCTCGTGTCCACCACGATCGCCCTGTACGGGGCGTGCACGACAAAACGACATCCCGGAAGACGACAGACCATCGGAGGAATCTAAATGGGCGACATCCAGATGACAAACGTTCCGGATAGCTGGCGGCCGTCCGGAGGATCGGTGGCGCTGACGAAACTGGTTGTGCCCACCAGCATCGACGGGCTTACAAACCAAGAGAACGAACTGCTCGCAGAGCTCGCCGAAGTGTGGACACGTCATGCGAGCCGCAATCGGAAACTCACCGCATACTACGAATCGAAAGAGCCGCTGGTCGACTTCGGTCTCACGGTTCCACAGTCCATCAAGGACCACTACACGCCATTGGGATGGGCACGCAAGGCGGTGGACATGCTCGCCGAGCTTTGCGTATTCGAGGGATTCGTCTCGCCTGGTGTCGATGATCCGTTCCAACTACAGGACTTCATGAGCAGAATCGGCTTCACCAGCGTCCTTCAGCAGGCCATACAGACGGCACTCATTCACGGCTGCTCGTTCCTCAGCGTCATCCAAGACGCGGAGAACAGGCCTCTCATCCGCACCCACACCGCGGAAAGCTCGGCAGCGATCTGGGACTACCCGAACCGACGCGTCAAGGCATGCATGGCCATAACCGACGTGAACAACGACAACGAGGCCATCGGACTCGTGCTCTACATGCCGACGCGCAACATCAGCGTGTCCCGCAGTCTCGGCACATGGTACGTGCAAGGATCGCAACCCACCGTGAACGGCGAATGCAGCGTGTTCCGCCTCGCCTACAAAGCCACCGAAGTCAAACCATTCGGACGCTCCCGCATCAGCCATGACGCGATGAACATCATCGACGGCGCGAACCGCACCATCGTGCGCGCCGAGGCGAACGCCGAATTCTACGCATTCCCGAAAATCCTGCTCATGGGCACCAGCGACGAGCTCGCGTCCTTGAGCGCGGACGCCGCGCTCAAACTCTACATGGGTCGCTACAACATGATCAGCAAGGACGCGGACGGTGATTCGCCGACAGTGACCCAACTGGCCGCATCCAGCATGGATCCGCACCTGACGATGCTGAAAAGCTGGGCCGCCATGTTCGCCAGCGCGATGAACATTCCCGCCAGTTCGCTCGGCATCGTATCGGACGCGAATCCGACGTCAGCGGACGCGACCGAGGCGCAACGCGAGGACCTGATTATCGAGGCGCGCCACTGCGACCGCGATTTCGGCGAATCGATCCTGCAGGCGGCACGCCTCGTGGCGCGCATACAGGATCCATCGGTGTCAGACGATGATCTGATGAAACTGCAGGTCGACTGGAAGAACCCCAACACTCCGTCAAGCTCCATGAGCGCCGACGCGTTCAGCAAACTCGCCGGCAGCATCGACTCGTTCGCCAACAGCGATGTCGGCATGACCCGCGCCGGATTGAGCAGAAGCGAGATCGTCCGCTTGAAGGCCGACCAGCGCAAGGCTCAAGCCGGACAGGTCCTCGACCAGATTCGCGGCATGCGCCAACAGACGGAGCAGACGCAGGACGACGGGGAACGCCAGACCGACGCTTCCACGCAATCAACTGTTGCGGGGGGGGCTGAAGGACAGCTTCGACGCACTGGGAGTAGCGATCAGAGCCGGGGTGACACCGGAATCCGCGGCATCGATGCTTGGACTGAAAGGCATTGAATTCACCGGCATGACGCCGGTCAGCCTCAAACTACCGGAAGGCGGCGGAAATGAGCCTGAACAGTCTGAACCTGCCTCCGGAACAACACAGAAGGCTTGAACTCGACCTCAACGACCTGTACGAGGATTACACGGACACCATGAGCCGCTTGCAGAAGGAGGCAGGCAACAGCGTTTCAGGACTTGTCTGGGACGGTGAAAGCCAGGAACTCATCAAAGCGGAGATCAACCGGTACGCCGACGCGGCCAACAAACTCGCATCCGACTACTACAGCCATGTGCGCGACCTATGGGCGCAATACGGCGGAATCGACATGCCGGAATACGAGCCGCCGACCATCACCGCCGACCGTGCGGTCTGGCAGATGGAAGGCGGTTTCAACAACACCGACTTCATGGGATTGCATTACAAGGACGTCATTCCAGATGAGAACGGCGTCGTGCATAACAACGCCGGAAGAACCATCGACGACCTGTGGCCAACGTTCGCCGACGAGGAGCAGGCGCTGGAATACGTGCAGAATCTGGTTCAGACGGTCGGCCGGATGACCATGCAGAGGGCCGTGGCCAACGATCCCACCAAGCCTCGCTGGGCTCGCGTCCCACGAGGGGCTAAGACATGCGCGTTCTGCCTTATGCTCGCCTCGCGTGGATTCTCCTACCTGAGCGGGGACACCGCCGGACGGCAGATGCAATACCATGCTGACTGCGATTGCGACATCGTGCCAAGCTGGGGCAGCAGCAAACTCAAAGGATACGATCCGGACAAGTATCGTGAAATGTACCAGGCAGCCAAGGCCGCGGCCGGCGATGACGGCGACTGGCGTGACACGCTAGCCCAATTGAGACGCATCTATCACGATGAGGTCAATGATGGCGTGACTGCCCAACCGACGATTCGATGGAGCGGCAAATCGATTCCGATCAATGCTTCCGAACTATCGAGATTGTCGGATTACAGCGTCAGGATGCCTGGAGATAGATTCTCCAACGACGAGAAAATCGCGGCTTTGATGGATTGGACCGGAGACAGCTATAAAAGTATCAACGGCTACCTGTTCGGCGGACGAAACCCGTCGAAAGACGTCATCCATCAGGTCGAATGCATCGACGAAGCGATATCCGACCATATCACCCGAGAACGTTTCACGGTCGACAGGCAGATGCGGTTGTCGACGTTCCACGTCAACGACATGGAGTCGCTTTTCGATTTGAATACCGGTCGCACCTTCGAACACATCGGCTACATGGCCACCAGCATCAAGGAGGGAGGCATTGACGTTGATGGGGAAGACCGCATCGCCACAAGAATCCTGGTACCGCCGGGAAGCGCCGGCGTGTATGTGGAGCCGATCACTCAGCATCCGGGAGAATACGAAATTCTCCTGCCGAGAGGAAGGACTCTTCGTTTCGAAGGGCTTGGAGCATCCGACGGCAGGCCGATCGTTTATCTGAGACTGCTATGATTGAGCCTATGGATCGTTCCGACCGCTTCACGTTTATGCCCGGTGATTTGAAGGAAGTCACCGATGAGCGCCATCTTGCGGAAATCAAACGCAAGTATGGCGACATCTCCATGCCGCAGGACGAATATGAATGGGTCAGGAACGAAGGAAAGAAGCGCTGGTCCGTCGGCGACTATGTGTCGACCGACGAGCTGCGGTCCGAATACGCGCGAAGAAAAGCGCTGGGAAATCTCTGAATCCCAGAAAGCCATCACGTCGAAAACGTGGTGGCTTTTCTTTTACCTTTCACACCCCAGCGATGGGGCGGGGCGCAGCCATGCGCGAAACCAACAAGAATGGCCGCCCACTCGCCGGCGTCAGGCGTGGAAAACCAAACAAAAGGAGCTACCAATCATGGCAGAAGACAATCAGACCGACGCTGACGGCCAGCAGGAGCCGGGACAGCACGCTCCGACCACGAAGGACGTGAACGACGCGAAGCCGAAGACCTTCACGCAGGAGGAAGTCGACCGCATCATCAGCGAACGCCTCGGCAGGGAACGCGGCAGGAAAAGCGACTATGAGGAACTCAAGGAGAAGGCCGGCCACACCGCCGCCCTCGAATCGAAGCTCTCCAAAGCGCTCGAAGAGAACGAGAAGCTTAAAAACGAAGCCAAACAGGCCGAACATGAGAAAGAGCTCTCCGCAATCCGTGTCGAGGTCGCGGCCAAACACGGCATCAACGATCCAAGCGTCCTCGTCGGCGACGATGAGAAGCAGATCGGCGACTACGCCGAAAGACTCATGAAGGTGTTCGCCGGCATGAGATCCCGCGGAATCGTCGCGGAGCAGAGCGCCCACACCGGACAGGCCAAGCCGAAACATTCCAGCCGCGAGGATTTCGCCAACGCCATGAAGAACACGCTCCTGTAACCCAACCATCAGCCACTTAATGAAAGGATGAGTCATGGCAGATCCGTCAATGACCCGAAAAAGCAATGGCCTCGACCTCACTCCAGAAACCCAGGCGGAGATCTGGCAGACCGCGAAATACCAGAGCGCGTTCATGCAGCTCGTACCCGAAATGAAGCTTCCAGGCAACGGCGCGCGCGTGCCGATCATCATCGGCGACCCGGAGGCCGCATGGGTCAATGAGGGTGCGGAGAAGCCGAAGAGTGGCGTCACCTTCGGTAAGAAGGACATGCTGCCGTACACCATCGCGGTCATCATGCCGTTCTCCAACCAGTTCCGCCGAGACTTCGGCGCTCTCTACGACCAAGTGGTCGCGAAGGGTCCGGGAGCCATCGCCCGCACGTTTGACAAGACCATCATGGGTCTCGTCGACGCTCCGGGTGCGGACTTCGACACCCTGAAGAGCGCGCAGACCGTCAGCATCGGCAAGGACGTGTGGAAGAACCTGAACAAAGCCGACGACCTCGTGTCCGAAGCGGATGGAACCGTGGACGGTTGGGCGTTGAGCACCCAGGGTCGCAGTGTGCTCCGGCAGGCGACCGACAACAACGGACGCCCCCTGTTCCTCAACGGCACCGCCGCCTCCGACGTGAGCACCGTGCTCGGCAACCGCACCTACATCAGCAAGGGCGTTCACGTGCCCGCCGTATCCGAGACACCGGGACCGGCCAAGGCAGAGATCCTTGGCGTGTGCGGAGAATTCTCCTCCGCCGCATGGGGTTCCGTCGAAGGAATGCAGACCAGCATCTCCGACCAGGCGTCCATCACCATCGACGGCAAGCAGGTCAACCTGTGGGAGCACAACATGTTCGCCGTGCGAATCGAAATCGAGGTCGGCTTCCGTATCCGCGACATCAACCGCTTCGTCCTGCTCACCGCCTGACGGAGTCCGACATGACTGTCGAACCAGACGTGTTCGCCACCTCCGTCGACCTCGAACAGAGGTGGCACAAACTCACCGACGAGGAACGTGAGAAGGCCGACACGCATCTCGCGGACGTGACCGACTACATCAAGGAACGCTCCCCGAACTGGCAACGTCTCCAAAAAGAACGGCCACGCCTGCTGACGAAGATCACCTGCGACATCGTCCGCAGAATCATGCAGGCCGACCCGTACGACATTCCCGGCGGCATCACGCAGATGAACCAGACCACCGGCAGCTTCAGCGAACAATACAGTTTCGGAGCGCCCACCGGCGATCTCTGGCTGCGCGACGACGAGAAACGCATCCTCGGCATCAACGCTCAGCGCGCGTTCAGCGTCGACATGGCAACGGGGGAGACGTCCTAGTGGAAACCATCGAAGTGTGGCGCGGCCAGTCCACCACCGACACGGACGGCAACCCCATCCAGGGCAAACCCGTCCGCGTCGGCACGTTCCAGGCGATGGTCGCGCCAACCTCCACCACCGACCAGACCGAGGAGAACGCCAGCCCGCAGACCATCGAATGCACGATCCACATCCGCGGTAGCCAACCGACCGGCATCCAAGCCACCGACCTGATCAAAGTCAGAGGCATCCTCCTGCCCGTCAAAGGAAAACCGCAAGTGTGGAACAACCTCCACGGACGCCACATCGGCGACGTCATCACCGTGGGCGAACGGGAAGGATAAGCATGGCCAAACGATGCAGATTCGTATTCAACCGCAAGGCGTTCAGCCAACAGGTCCTCAAAAACGAGACATTGCGCTCGCGCATGAGGGACGCGGCCGAAGCCGCCGTAGAGGATGACCGTTGCATGGTCCGCGACCATGACGGCAAGAACCGCAGCGGCGTGGCGATCATCTGCCCGGCACCGGTGGAGAAGGCGCACGGCACGTTGGAGGACACGCTCGGAAGGATGCGCGTATGAGCATCCCGGTCACTCCCCGGCGCACGGAACCCCTGCTCCTGCCCAAACTGAGGACACTGTTCCCGGACGTGACGTTCGACACCATCGAACGAAGCGACCTCGAACCTCCCTTCACCGAAGCCACTCTGGCCGACTCCATGCAAGGCATGAGCACCCCAATCTCGCAGTACGTGCGGCTGCGGCTGAGCGTGCGATGCATGAGAGAGGACCATACGGGCGACTGGGACAAGGCCGCACGCCTGTGGGCCGACATCGCGAGGGAGATCATCGGGCTCGGAAACGTCGCGCCGCTCATCGACGCGTCACTCGAATCCGGGCCGGTACGCATGACTGACGAGGACAAGAGGCTGGTGTGCGCGTACGGAGTGCTCCTGCTCGAGGTCACCGTCAACTGAAACACAACCAAAGACAACGTGCCGCCACACGCGAAGAACGGAAAGGTGCAGACGAATGTCTGACAACAACGAAAAAAACACCGTCGCCGCGCAGGGCGCGACCGACTACGGGTACGTGTCCAGCGGCAACACCGCAGGCAACGTGCGCCTGATCAAGAACTACGCGCTGTTCCTGTTCCCCAAGGGCGACAGCACTTTCGTCGCGCCGACCGGCGTGAACTGGACGCCGCCGTCCAACAAGAAGCCGATCGGATACAGCACCGAGGACGGCGCCGTCCTGCATCCGGAGCCGGGCGACAGCACCGACTACAAGGCGCACAACGGCGACATCGTCCTGTCCGACACGGACCCGGGCTACTGGACGCTCCAGCTCGCCGCGATGGAAGGCCGCAAGGACGTGGTATCCGCCTACTTCGACGTGGACGTGGAATCCGACGGCGGCATCAGCATCAAGGGCGCCGGCCTGAAGAAGGAATGGATCCTCGTCCTGGTCGCGCTCGACCAGCAGGACCGCCCCTTCCTCCTGTACGGCACCAACGCGAAGGTGTCCGACCGCGACGACGTGAGCCTGAAATCCAGCGAGATCATGAACTTCAGCATGACGTTCAAGATGCTCAAGGGCACTAACGGCGAACAGTTCCACGCATGGGGCCTCGTCACCGAAGACGCCAAGTAGCCCATTGATTCTTCCCGTGCGGCCGATGGCGGTCGGCCGCACGGGACCATTACCCATAACCGCCGATAACCATGAAACGGAGACGAAATGAGCGACAACACCTACCATGTCGTGGACGTGGACCTTACCGACGCGGAGGAGCTCAAGCCCGACGTGCACCTCGAGGTCGCCGGAGCGAAACTCGACCTGCCGAACCTCAACAACGCGGAACTGCCCATCGAACTCGTGCAGGCCATCCTCCTGGTCAAGAGCAGGCCGACGCTCTCCGACGAGGAGACCAGCGCGTGCATGGCCGCGTTCCTCGCATACTTCGAGAACGCGCAGCCGAACTTCTGGACCGCGCTACGTAAGACCAAACGCCCGATGGCCTACCTCATCGCCACGGTGAAGGCGTGGGCCGACGAATCCGGACTGGACCCAAAAGCGTTTACCTCGCCCACCTCTGGAACAACCACCGCGCGGCGCTAGCCTACGACTGGATCCGAGCGTACGGGCAGATCTACAGGCCCGTACGCTTCCGGGAATGGGTTGAAGGCCAACGTCCACGAGTCGATTGGGGACTCGCCTGGGCGTTGACCCGCGAAATCCTCAAAGACCATACGAGCCACTCGTGGATGGCGTTGCAGAACGCCGTCTACGCGCCCGACGGAGCCGAACAGGCGGTCTGGACGCTGTCCGGACAACGCAAACGCCCATGGTTCGACCACGAGCACGACCCGCTCCGCCCGCCAACCCCGACGCACAACCTCACCCGCCGTCAACGCGAGGACAGGGAACGGCTCAAAGCCTACTTCCACATCAACGACGACCTCTGACTCCGACCGCCATCGGAATCCCAACCTACGAATAAGGAAACACGATGGCAGCACAGGACATAGGCGTCGCATACGTCCACGTCGAACCATCCGGCAAAGGATTCGGCAAAAGCATCGAAGGCGACATCGGCGACGCCGTCAACAAAGCCTCCAAGAAAAGCTCCAGCACCCTCATCTCGAAGATCGGCGGAGCATTCGGCAAAATCGGCAAGGTCGGCACAGGCGCGATCGCCACCCTCGCCGGCGGCATCACCGCATTGGCCGCCAAAGGCGGCTTCACCCGCGCCCTCAACATCGAAAACGCGCAAGCCAAACTCAAAGGCCTCGGCCACGACAGCGCGAGCGTCACCGAAATCATGAACGACGCGCTCGCATCCGTCAAAGGCACCGCGTTCGGATTGGGTGACGCCGCGACCGTCGCGGCCAGCCTGTCCGCCTCCGGCATCAAGGAAGGCGACCAGCTCACCAAGGTCCTCAAGACCGTGGCCGACACCGCGCAGATCAGCGGCAGAAGCCTCACCGACATCGGCATGATCTTCGGTTCCGTCGCCGCCCGAGGCAAACTCCAGGGCGACGACATGCTCCAGCTCATGTCGAGCGGCATCCCGGTCCTCCAAATGCTCGGCAAGCACCTGAACAAGACCAGCGCCGAAGTGTCCGACATGGTCTCGGACGGCAAAATCGACTTCCAAACCTTCGCCGACGCCATGCAGGAAGGCCTAGGCGGCGCCGCACTATCCGCAGGCACCACATTCACCGGCGCCCTGGCCAACGTGAAAGCCGCGTTGAGCCGACTCGGAGAAACAGCCGCCACACCAGTCCTCGACGGCTTACGCGGCCTGTTCAACCAAGCCATCCCACTCATCGACACATTCACCGCAGCCGTCACACCAACCCTGCAAAAAGTCGGAGCGGCACTCCAACAAGGTCTCGAGAACGCGATACCCGCCACACAGGCGAAACTCAAAAACCTTGGCGACACGATCTCCAACATCCCCGGCTTCCAGATGCTCGCCTCGGCGACGGCCAGCCTCAAAAGCCAACTCACTGGCCTCTGGAACGCAATCACATCACTCATAGGCGGACTCAACAATGGCGGCGAAGCCGCCACAATGTTCTCCACAACCGCCGGCGCGCTCGCGGGAGTGGTCGCTTCGGTCGCGCAGGCGTTGTCGAACGCGGCGGGATGGGCGAAGACGTTCGTCAACACGTTCATCGAGACGGGCGCGTTGCAGCCGTTCCTTGAAAGCCTGACCGGCGTCATCTCCGGATTGGGCTCGCTGGTTTCCGGATTGGCGGCCGCGGTCTCGCAGGCCTTCGGCTTCAACGACAGCGCGCGCACCGCCAGTTCCGCGGCGCAGAGCTTCGCCGGACTGTTGAACACTTTGACCGGCGTGCTCATGACGGTGGGAGGCTGGCTGCAGTCGGTCGGACAGTGGGCGCAGCAGAACGGCGCACTGGTATCCGGCGCCCTGAAAGCCATCACCATTGCATTGCTCGCGGTCAAAGGCTGGGATATCGTCTCGGCCGGGCTGAAGACAGTTTCCGGTGGACTGAAGGCCATTTCCGCGACTGCCTCCGGCGTGGAGAAGACCGCCACGGCCACGTTCGATTTGATTGGCAAGATCTCCGACGCGGGAAGCGCGGCTGGAGCACTGAAGCAACTCGCCGGCTCGTTCAATATTGTCAAGGCAGCTCAATCGGCGTGGAGCTCGGTGACCAAGGCTGCTACCGCCGTGCAGCTGGCATTCAGCGCTGCCTTGGATGCAAATCCGATCGGCATGCTTGTCGTAGCCATCGGCGCGGTCGTCGCCGCACTGACATGGTTCTTCACCCAAACCGAAACGGGCAAACGACTCTGGAACAGCTTCGCCACATGGTTCATGGGAATCTGGAACCAGATCAGCACCGCATGCCAGCCAATCCTGCAAGCCATCGCCACATTCATCACCCAGACCATGAGCCAAATCCAACAAATCTGGCAAACCGGATGGACACGCATCACCACCATCCTCCAAAACGTCTGGAACACAATCGGCCCCATCATCATGACCGCACTCACCGCGATCATCACCGGCATCCAAACATTCACCGCCACCATCACACCACTCCTGCAAGCCGGAATACAGAACATCCAAACCATCTTCCAAACCGCCGCCACCATCATCAGCACGGTCTGGAACGGACTATGGAACACCATATCCACCGTCGTACAAGGCGCATGGACCATCATCACCACAGTCATCAGCACCGCACTCGCCGTCATCCAAGGCATCATCCAACTGGCGCTCGCGGTCGTCAACGGGAACTGGAGCGCCGCGTGGTCGGCCATCCAGGGCATCGTGTCGGCAGTGTGGGGCGGCATCCAAGGCGTCGTCTCCGCCGGCATCGGCATGGTCAGCGGAGTGGTATCCGCCGCATGCTCGACAACTGTCTCTTATACACATCTGAC